CTTGGCGGCAACCGAAATCGGAGTGAATTCGAATTTGCACCGCATTTCTTCACGGCCCCGGAAATAATTCACGTCCACCGCCTGTTCTTCGAGACGCGCCTTGATCGCTGCGGTCACGGGTTTCGGCTTATCCTGTTCGAACGTGATGGATACCGGCTTTGTGGGTTCCTTCTCGTTCTGGATCATGAGGACGTAGATGCGACCGTCTTTCAGGGTTGCGGTGTGAGTGGATTTGGACATGTTGGCTTCCTTTTCTGTTGATGCCAAGATAACAAAAAGATGAAAGACCCCCAACTCTCAGGTTGGGGATCAGGGTTACGTTTTCAGGTTCACTTCAGCTACGAAGCTGGCAGAGGTGAATGAAGTTGGGGCGGCGGTGAGATCATCGGGGATGGTCACGTGGCCATTCGCGTCAACCCCAAAAAGGGCTTTTGCGAGGGCGAACAAGACCGTACCCGGATGGCCACTGTCGCCTCCTACAATCTCGCCTTGCGGTGTGATTTTCATGGGGTGTCTCCTAAGTCATAGTGGGTGTGGATGTGGGGACAGCGGATGCTGCCCCCTCACTTCAGGATTTAGCCGAGGTTGATCAGCTTGACAGCTGCCTCTTCCTCCTCGATCTGGATGGCCACGCGCATTGTCAGCACGATGATCCACGAACGGGCGCGGATGTCACGGGCACGCTCAATGCGGATGTTGCGCTGGATACCGAAGATCACGTTCTGCGGGTTGATCAGCAGACCGTTGCTCTCGGGCATAAGTGCCACGGGACGCATCGGGATACCAAGCACGGGCAGCGGAGTGTTACCGGTCAGGATCGCATCACCGAGGCTGGTGCCACGGCTCGACACGGCCAGACGATAATCGCTTTCCTGATCCATCGAGGTGTAGAACCGCATGGCGTTCAGGTTCCGGCGATACTTGGTCGGCATGGCCTTCTTCATGTTGTTGAACACGGTTGCGGAAATCGGAGCCGCAGATGCGTCAACCACATTTGTGGTCAGCCGTTTCAGAATACCGTCTTGCGCGGCGAGATATGCATCAGCCGACGCCGTGTCACCGGATACCAGAAGTTCTTCGAGGTCGAGGGCAACGCGCTCGGCCAGCAGGCTCATGATGGTGTCAACGAGGTCTTCTTTTTCCAAGTTGTCTTCCAGAAGGTCATCATGCAGGTGGATTTCCGCGATGAATTCCGAGGTCTTCATTGTGACCAGACCAAAATCAGGCTTGGAACGATCCGCCGAAGGCAGGTGCCGGGTGTTGCTACCAGCGTCCTGAGCACCACCGTCAACCGGCGCGGCGCGCAATACGCGAGAACCAAACCCGATCTTCGGGATTTTCATTTCAGGGCCACCCATCTGCACGCTGCGTACATCGCGGAAAATGGTGGGAGCATCAATCACCTTCTGAAAGAAGGTATTCTGATGTTCGGGATCGAGCACACCGCCGCCTGCCGTAAGATCGGCGAGGGCGAGGTCCGCTTTGCGGGACAGTTCAGTTGTCATAGCTTGGTTTCCTTTTTGTTGAAGCTACAAGAGTGTTGCAATAGAGGTGCTGCGTTACACGCGATCAGGGTTTGGATGCCCCAGCGCGGATGCAAGGCGGACTTTACGCTTCCGGTTTTCACCTTCGGCTTTCTGCGCTGCATCGGCTGTTGCTTCTTCCGTATCACCGGTAACATCTGCTCCTTTGCGGGACTGCGAGGTCGTCTCGACCGCTTCAACCCGCTCATTGATCTCCGCCTTGGTGGCATCCACCTTATCGTTGATCTCTTTCAGGCTGGCTGCCATGTCGGTTTTCATACCGGCAACAGCATTTGTCAGCCCTGCGATGGCAGCGATCAAAGGATCATCCTTCTTCACTACCAGTTCATCCTTCGTGCCCTCTCCGGCGTCGTCGGATTTCGTTGCCACACCAGCTTCGTCTGCCGGGGTAGCGGTGTCAGCCGGAGGTACGTCCGCTTCAGCTGCGGGTGCTTCCGAGATAACCACACCATGCTTCGCCGCAATGGCCTTGAACGCATCTTCAAAGGCTGCAACGCTGTTACCCATTTCATTGGTCAGGGCGGTGATGAGGGTCTTTGCAGCCGTCTTGATCTGCGAAACCGTGGCGTCGTCCGTGCCCATATAGTCCGCATCCATCACGAGGTAGGCAAGGTCCATCAGCACCATGGACAACATGGAAACCTCATAGTTGCCTTTTTTGGAGGCAATGAAGTCTTCAACCATTTTGGCCACATCCACTTTTTCATCATCCGCCGCCACGGCTTCCACCGCGTTGGTGTCTGCGTCGGCTTTCTCAACCTTGGTATCTGCCGTGGCCTTGGTTTTGGCGCTGGTTTTTACCGTGGCTTTGACCTTGGCCTCATCCGCTGCATCAGCAACGGGGGCTTCACCTTTTTTTGCAACTGGTTGCACGGCGCTGGTGTTGTCTTCCGCGTGCTCTGCAACCTGTTCGTCTTCCGATTTCTCGGCAGGTGTCTCACCCTCAAGTTCACCGATATACACGGTCAGGCCGCTCACGGCCCCATCCACTTTCGTCAGCGAACCTTCCTTGAAGGTCACATCGGTGGCATTGACCTCGAAGCCAGCTTTGGTCTTCTCGATCTTATAGCCTTCATATCCGCCTTGCTTCAGCCATGCTTCCACGGCGTGTTCGTCCGCGAAGTGCTTGGATGCAAACTTCAACGCGGCGATGTCGTGGCCTTCCGGCACAATCTGTGTCTTCGACATGTCACTTTCCTTTCGGGTTTCATGTGGAGCCGTCGCTTCGACGCTCTCCATTTTAACAGCCCGATAGGGCCGCTGGTTTGCACCGCCTTTGACCAGAGATACAAATGCGGGATCAGGATCAGTCAGGGCACGGGCCGTGACGATGTTCGTTTTAGGTTTACGTTTCATGGGTCAGGTATCCTCAAAACAGGTCAAATCTGTGGTTATGGTTATCCGCACCTGCACGTTCTGTCCGTGACGGTCCCGCTATGCGGTGCACATGGCCGTCCGGGCCGGGTGATGTCATACCATTCCGGATCACACCGGTCTGATCCACCTGCACAAAGAACGTGTGGTGATGATCTGTGCCCTTGTCGTCTTCTGCCTTTTTCGTCACGCCGACATGATCGCGAATAACGGACACAGCCGTTTTGTATTCCACGGGCCGCACCATGGCCTCGAAAGAATAGCAGTTCAACTCACCACTTTTTATGGCCTTCCAGATGATGTCATCCGGCACATGCACGCCCAGAACCCACGCGCCCTCTGTGAAATCTGGATCATCTGCACGGGCGATGAAACTCTCAACAGGGTGCGAGCCGTTAGGAATGTTGTCGTGATTGGTGTCGATGGTCTTTGACAGGTCCAGCTTCATGAACCTGTGTGCCATTTTTTTGATGTCGTCTTCCAGCATAAACTCGCCGTAGGTATCCAGCGTGTTGGGTGCGTACACCTCTGCATAGATAAGGCGTTCGTCATCATTGGTACGACGGATCGGGCAAAGTCGAGATAATTTTTGGACGTCGAGGGTCATGTGTTCGATGGCCTGCGTGAAATATAATCTCTGATGCCAGAGGGTACGCTGGCTTCGTCACCAGCATTTGTAGCCTATCTTAAATCACGTTGCAACCCGTTGCACGAAATATCACGTATCAATCGTGTCCTCGATGTCATTTGCCCGGTTGAGCAGATGAAAATTATACTGGTTGTAACAGTGCACGCGCTCACCCCAGTACCACATGGCCAGACTATCCAGCAGCTTGCATACCAGTTTCCAGAATAGGTGGCCGGGGAACGCGCCCTCCAGCCAACACCGGAAAGCGCGACAACAAAAGGTCTCCCCCTTTCTGCCCAGCGTCAGGATGTTCAGGGTTCTACTCCAAAAAGCCCACGGCATACGACTTGCCCTCAGATCAGGGCAATCGTGGATCGGCACCGGCCATGCAGCGGGGGCACAATCACTCCGGCTTCCGCCAGTGCACTCTCATCAAGATTTTTCATGTCTTGATATTTCATCCATGGGGTGATGGTCTTCAAATCTTCCGGGTGCTCCGCGTTGATGACGCGCTGCATCAGGTTCAGTCCGACAGAAATTGTCCACTCTCTTCCATTCATGTTCGTGCAGATATCAGAGGTCCGCTTGTCCATGACCGCCACGTATCGGAATGATGATTTTCCTGCAAACTGCCCAGCGCGCAGCATACCATAGTGATAGGATCGGCTGGTTGCGGCGTTGGCCACGACGTTCCAGTAGGGTACCGACTTCAATCGCTTGTCTAGTGTTTCCCGGACAAGAGTGAATGCTGCCTTGGCCCCGGTCTGATCCCCATAAAGCACGCGATCCACGGCACCATACAGGGAAGGCATGACCTGCGTATTGAAAAACTCGTTGGTGTAATATTTTGCCGCCCGGTTCATCCCGTTTATCATCCCGGTTCTGAATTCTCTGGGCACAAACACCGCGTCGTTCGCCGTGACCACCCCGACGGCAAGCGCCAGTGCGATGGCCTCCTCCCATTTGGTGGATGTTTCTTCCTTGAAACTCTCGTTCCTCCACAGACTGTTCGCCCTATCCATGGCGTCATATACCTGATCCGCCCGGAGGTCTTCCTTCAGGTGCGGCAATATGATGTCTTCCACCCGAGGGACAAGGGAAAGCGCATCTTCTGCCAGTGCCAGTGACGCCGCCAGTTCCATTTCTAGGAAATTCACGTCATCCCGATTGGCAAGCTGTGCCCGCGTGACGATCTCCTCACCCTTGAGCCGGTTCAAAGTCAGCGCTGTGCAGTCAAACGCCATTTCATCGAGGGTCTGGTACACCTCGTGGCTGCCGCCGCAGCACGGGCAGTTATTTGCATCCAGATTATGCGGATCAATGTGGAACACGTTTCCGCTCCCGCACGGTCCCGACGGCAACGGTATCTGCCTTCCGGTTGATCAGCTGATCGCGCAAATCCATCATCGCACGGCGGATGGTCTTGTTCTTGTCCTCCGCCGGTGCGGTCTGATCCTGCGCGGGCTGATCAGCTGTAGGGATCGTGTCTGGATCAACGAAATGCAACAAGCCGTCCTCATCGGGTGCCAGCGCGCCTGACGTGATGAGTTTGTCCACGACCGCCATAGGCAGGTTGCCCCACGGCTCCTTGATCCGCGTCATCTGCAAATCAAACAGTTCGTTGGCGATACCGACCGCAGTGTTGGGGGTCATCGCCCCCACGGTGTCAAATTTGGAAACCGCGTCCAGTATCTCAGAAGGATCGGTGATGCGCGGTGGGTTCGAGCGCACTTCCCAATATTTCACATCATATCCGCCAAGCAATTTGCGGTTCACGATATCGTCTTCTTTGACGCGCTCCGGCCCGAACACCTGCCCTTCAGCCACGTCATATGAGGTGTTTGCCGTGGCGTGCGTGTAATCTTGGCTCAGGCCCAGAAAGATCGGTGGCAGCCTGAAAGATGACCGCACCTTGTCCGTCTGCATCTTGTCGTATTCCAGAAACATGCCCTCCTTCGGGCGCTCAGAGGACAGGGGTTTCAGTTCCAGCTTCGGCGGGGGCACCGTGCCGTCTTCGCTTTTTGCTTCCTGATCCCCAAAGGCTTCCACGATCACAACCCTGTTCGCTGCCTGCCTGCCGCGCAATGCGGTGAAGTGATTTTCCAGCGCGCTCATGGTACCTTGGCTGATCATGCCGCCAGCGACCAGTACCACCATGGCTGGCACTGCGTTTTCGCTGAAGAAATCCAGATTGGTCAATTCCGCCTGCCGTGATCCCTGAATTGCCACGACGTTGTTGATCCACCGGGGCAGCCCATACGCACTGCCTGCATGGTACAATGCCATGTGGATGATCTCGGTCGCTGTGTCTTCGAAGGATAGGCTGTTGTTCTCCGCCCCGTTCGTCGGGTCGATCTGCCGGGGGTCGCCAAATTCCTTGAAATACACCCGCTTCATGCCTTTGATCTGCACGAACCTGCGGAAGTATTTCTCGACTTGCGTTTTCTCCAAAGTGCCGAAGCGTGGCAGGGTCTGGGTCACCACGGTGGGTTTCTTGTCGGTCTCGGTCAGCCGCATCAGATGGCCGGGGACATGCCATGCCGCTGTGATCTGTCCCTTTCGGTTCCGCGCCACCTCAATGAATGCGTTACCCACGGCTTCCAAATCCCACCGTACCCTCTTCTTCAGTTCGAGGATTGAATAGTCCCCGTTGATGTGGTTGAGGAATTCTTCGATATCCTTGGCTTCCTGAAGCACTTCCGCATTCTGCACCTGATCCTGATCCCCGATGAATTCTAGGCGATGCCCGTGGCCTGACACGTTCGTCACCATGGTCTCGATGCACTGTTTCAGCGTGGAGTTTTCGATTGCCATGCGCAGCAACGCCGCCATGTTGAATGGGGGTTTGACGTCACTCAGCGCCGATCCACTGACAGCTCCTCCGAATTTTGCAAAAGGATCGTCGATCTGCTGGCTTGTGAATGCGCCCTTCCGGACCTGTTCAAGCGTTTCATCATCATCCTGTGCAATCCGTCGTGTTCGAATGGGAACGACCGCACCTTCGCGGCGTGCGTCCATCGTGGTATGGGTGTGTTCGGCCATCCCGATCTCGTCCTTCTATGATAGGGTGCTGTGATTGTCAGCTACACGTATATCACAGAGTACGAGAAAGGGTAGCACTTTTCAAGGCCCGGTCAAAACAGGTTCACGGTCCTGTTCAGCCGGTAATCGTTCTTCCGGATATCAGTTTCGTTGTCGATATCCAGATGCCGTGCAACTGGTTGCAATTTTAGATTGCTTCCCTCCGTCCGTGGGGCGGCGGTCACGATCAGGTTTTTGCCCACGTTGGCGAAGCACCGCTTCGCGTAATCCAGCACCCGAGGGTAAGGAACGCCCCGGCCCCGGTATCCACGCGCCCTTATTTTGTGAACGCTCCACAGGCCGTCTCTGCGGTAATCTATGTTGCTCCCGCCAAAACCGTATTTATCCTTCCACGTCCTGTAATACATTGATCGTTGATCTTCATCACGTGTCATCCCTACTTCATCGTCGAGGCGTTCTATTTCTTCGCGGCCCCATCCTGTAAACGCTATGACATGCCCGTCGCATGGACGCTCTGCATTGAACAACCCCCAAAAGGTGTCAGCATCCCCAGATATCTTCTTCATCTGCGCCCCGGCCTCATTCAGGGCGGACACCAAGGCGATGGGAAGTCCCGGAACCGCGTTGATTGCAGCGATGAGATCAGGATGCGCGCCGCGCCAAGTCGTCCTGAAGTCGGTGTTGATGCCAGCGACCGGTACATTGTGCCCAAAACAAATGAACACGGGAAATTTGGTCATCGAGCTGAGCCGTATTGGTAATACAGCGTTGACTTTTACAGCAAACAGGAACCTGAAATGCGTGGCGCTTTTGTGCACATACACCCGGCTCTCCGGTGACAGCCATGACGTGCGCAGTTCTCGGGTCCACATCGCGGAATGCTCGATGCTGAGTATGTCACTCGTCAAGTTTCTGTCCACCACCCACTCAGTGGTGACGGGCTGGAACCTGATCGGTGTGAGTGATTTCGTAAGCCCGATGACCATGAGATCACCGATGGTATTGTCATAGCTGGTGCCACGGTCGTAGGAAAACCCATCCATGAAATCTCTCGGCACGAGTGCGGTGTCAGGTGCCTTCTCTTCGTCTATGCCGAAGTTTATCAGCCTGCCTGCGGCTTTCGGCATTTCCATTTTTTCCTTCTGGCGCTTCGTGATCGCTTTGATACTCCTGCACAGCCCAGTGACAGATTGCCTGTCAAGCGTGTTCTTGGACACATCGGCGTCTGCACGTATGGGAAGGTCCATGTCCCGGCTGACGGGCCGCAGGATGCGTACCGCTTCATGCGTGTCGAAGGTGCTAAACCGGCTGGCATCTGCTACATTCTCCTGCTCCCCTTCCTCCGGACCCGCGTTAAGCTGGTTCCATGCGGTTACCATGTTTCTCACGGCTGCGCGGTTGATATCGAAGCCCTCAATGTTACGTGCCCCGCAAGGGTGAATATAGATGGTGTAATCTGATTTGCCGATGGCCCGGCTGATCGCGTAACCCACCGTTATCGCCACGTCCACGGCATCCTGCGTAACCCATACCCGCGCGGGGTCGCCCTGCTCCTCATGAAAATGCGCGGTGACATAGGGGCGACCACACGTGCTCCTGATTTGCGCGTGAGCACGCACCTCCCTCGGAGCACTGTAGGTGTAATTCTCGTACATCACCTTGCGGAACAAGACGAACGAATTCGTTTCTTCGCTCCACACTCGGGTAAACTGTGACTGAGTGAACCAATCTATGTAATCCAGCTGGTTTTTGGTCAGGCGCGGGGCCAGCACCAGTGCAGCGGTGAGGCATTCAGTAGGTTCTGTCATGTCTGGGTTTTCAGCAATTTGGTCCAGCCAGAAGTGCTTCTTCACATAGTAATCCCAGCTTGGGTGTTTCGTGATCAGAAGACCTACGATGGGCAGGTGCAGAACGTGATCCGAATTCGTGTCGGTGTGGTAAAACGTGGTCCCGTATTTGCGGTATTCCGTCTCTTGTTTGAGAAAATTCAGCGCGCATGGGCGTTGGTCTGTAAGCGTTAAAGCGGTCATGATTGTGTCCCTCTCTCTTCTGACTTTTACAGCATAACACAACCACGATTATTTGCAAGAGAAAAATGCTTATTGTAGATCGAGTTTACGCAGATATTTTGTCTCCCGCGTGGGCCGTGTGGGCGTGCGGGCCGGAGGGGGTGATGTGGTGGCATCCCGCAATTCCTGCTCCCGATCCCGGAGCATACCAGCCACCACCCTGTCAATCATACTGATCTTCATGTCGAGGGCGTACAGATCGTTGCGCAATTTGGTGAGGTCAGGGTGCGCAGCCTGCTCTTGAGGCTCTGGTTGTTCTGGATGTTCGCACTGTTTACACCGGCACTGCCGATTTCTGCGCGTGAAAAGGTAAGCACCGATCCACAGGATACCCAGCACCCATAAGTCCATGATCAGTACCAGCCATCCTTTATGGAGCCATCCCCTTGCACGATAATGTGCCCGAAGGGGATGTTGTCCGCGTTTAGCTTGAACATGAATATCTTCCAGAAATTCCTGCGAGTGCCCAACCCAAGTGAGGGCTGGATGAAATATCCGGCGGCGATCTTTTCCCGCACCTTGCGCACCATCGGGTGGCTGTCGAGTGCAAGATCGCGGATCACCTCGTCATCCAGCTTCAGGTGCCCGGTTCGCCCGTCCAAGCTGACAGGCTTTTTGAAATAATGCGTCAACGCCCGGAGCATACCGGTGTACTTGCGGCGCAGGTGGCTCGGGAATTGCCCCGTGACATACACATAGGCTGCCCGGTCGCGCAGGTCCGCCCTGATCTTTTTCTCCTCTTGCATGTCTGGTGCGAAGTCCCCGTACATGCCGTGAAGATCGGCCATGGATATGGTTGCAGATTTCATCATTGTCTCCCATCGTGTGTCAGTGGTCCCCCGTCAGCCTGCTTTTGAGCAGGTCATTTACTGGTCCACCCGGTTGATGTCACAAACAAGTTTGTCAGCCCCCTCGCGTGGCAGTGTGTAGGATATACTTAACAAAATCTAAAGGGGTTGTCACTATTTATTTTACCGCCACATGTGCCCGTCTGCCCCGGTTCTGAAGGGTGTACCACCATGAATTTGCAACCCGTTGCACGGGACTATCACAAATTACTTGCTGGATTTCCTCTTGCCCCGTTTTTTGCTGAGCTTGGTGATAATTTTCCTGTGGGCCTCGACCAAGGCAAAATGCGCCTCGGTGCACGTCTTGTATTCCCCCAGCAGTTTCCACACCGGGGATGCTGAGGTGCTCACAGGTGAAAGTGAATGTGCGCGATACACCTTCTTCCCGTCAATCATGTGAGCGCATACGCGACCGGCCCGGTGCCTGACAGCAGGGGTGATATCGTCGCGCACGTAATAGAGATCGTAATCTCCTGATCGTGACGGCGTGCGGGGAGCATCCGCGCTGAGCACGGGCTTTCCATACATTGTGAGGCGATGCGCTGCCTCTGTTGATATTTGTGCGTCTGCGCCGCGCGGCGTGCGCGTGCGGATATTCAACATCGAAGGTGTGGCTGTGGTTGTCATGGGTGTGTCCCTTCCCCTGCATGTATATTTACCTATCTATACCACTACCACAATTGTTTGCACATGTCAAGGATTATCATGGCAAGGATTATGCTGCCTTTGGTAAAAAAAGGCAAGCGCCGTGCCCACTGGTTAGGGACGTGCGCTTGCCTCATGCTTCTGGAGCATGGTCGTGGTGTCATGTCAGGACGGTGATGACGCTGTGTTCAGTGCATCCGCGATCCAGCCCGCCGCCTTCGTTCTGGTATTCCAAGGGGCGGATGTCGCGCACAGGCAAACAGTCCGACCGTCAGCATCCTTCACGGTGACCCCGTAGGCTTCGAAAGGTGCCTTGAACGGCCCGTTTGCAACGGGTTGCACAGGATGGCTCGTGTCTTCTGGAACCTTGGTGCCCTCTGATTTCGCGGTCTCAGGCTGTATGGCCGATTGATCTTCAGCTGTCACCGGATCAGGCGAGGGCCATGGCCGCGTCCGCTTCTCTTTCTTCTTCGTCATAGTGTGTTCCTTCTCTTGTGTCTTGTGTGTCTCGTCATGATGACCTCAGTTATGCCCCTGCGTGAGCGCCGCTCGGCGTGTCACCCACCCGCGTAGGTGACCCCGATGATGAGGATGCCCACCCATACGGTCCCACTTATGAAGCGCGCCGCGTTGATAGCAATGATACACCGGGTCGTCGTGGTAAATGGATGCTTCACCATGGGAGTTCTCCTGCCAGTTTTGCGATGTCGTCCCTGCTTATCCGGTATCCCCGCCCGTGCAGTGTTTCGATATCGAAAGCACCCGCCACCCGCTTCCTGATCTGGGATATCAACACGTCGATGACCAGAAGGGTAGGGCCACCGTCCGGCCTGTCAGAATAGAGGGCTTGGTGTATCATTGCCTTCGATGCCACGTCCCCCTTGCGGGCCACTATGGTTGATATCACTTGCAGCTGGCGCGCAGTCAAATGCACTCCGGGTGGTAGGATTATCTCTTCGTCAGACCCGGACAGGATCGCTTTCAGCGTGCGATTTTCTTCTTCGAGGAATTCCACATAGGCGGGGTTGATCTGCTTGGCTGCCGACGCAAGCTGACCGTTCGTGTGCTTCTTCGGTGTGCATTGCATATTCATTCCTCACCGCACCCATTCTCGCCACGATCCCGGCGGCTGATATACTCGTCCCGATGAACCCATCCTTGCGGACAGTGAAAGCCCCACGGTCGCACGACAGGGCCGGTGATGAAGATGGTCCACGCGGGCCGGTCTATGTGCAGCCTAGAGTTGGTCGTCAGCCTGTGCGCATATTTCGGGCTGCGTATCCTGATCTGGCCCTCAGTTATCCACTTCTTGCTGCCATCAGGTGTGTGCTCACACAGGTAGCCTTTCAGCATATAGGATATGCTCCACCATGGGTGGTCATGTGGTGCAGAATGATCATCCCCTCTGATATTGTGCAGATAGATGTTCAGGAACCGGTTCCTCGGGATCACGAACCACCTGCGTATATGCACCCCGTCTTCAGTATCTGGATTTGCGTCCGTGATGATCACGTCCGGCTCGCGGGTGGCTGCGATGCGTGCGTATAAAGTCTTGAATAACCACGGGGCCATGCCTCCATGAAAAGTCAGCGCATATGTGGACACCACAAACCACGTCAGAAGTGATAGCAATGTGAGTTCCACAAAAATAAACAGGATGGTCAGCATGTTGTTCTCCGATGCCACACGTGTATCTTACACTTTCTGATGCATGAATGTCCAGCGTCCCGAGCCGTCCAGTATCATATCCTGATACAGCGCCGGATAGCGGGCCTTCATTTCTTTCCCGATTTCGTGGAACACCTTGTCTGGTTCTTCCTCTGCATGGACCGAATTGCGCACGTCAATGATGTGGCGCAAGGCGCGGTGGTTCGCTGAAAACATGATATGCGTCCGGATGCCGTAGGGGGCAAAGCGGCGCATGGCTGACGTGATCTTCTTCTTCATGGCGAAGTCCGACATGGTGTCGAGAGATAACTCCTCAGCGACAAATTTCTGGAACTCCTCCATGTATTCCAGCAGGTTCAATCCCCGCTCTTGAATGCGCGCCGCTTGCCGTGCCGTGATGGCCGGGTTGATCTCTTCGTCGAGCATGTCAGGGTACATGAAATGCACGTCGTCTATCCGCACGAACCTCCCAGACAGCTGGCTGAACGCCGTGCCCGCCCGGTGCCGCACAAGCTCATGTGTGAGAACCGGGGTCACATTCAATAAGGCAAAGTTGACCACCCCGTGCTCCAGCACAGAACCATGTTTTGATCGCAGGATGTTGCCGATATAAGGGATGTTACCCTTCCGGGTGCGCGTCACATTTGGATTGAGCTTGTCATTGAAGCTCATGTAACAGAGCCTGCCTCCGAATTCTGTCAGCGTTTCTGCATCCGAACTGGCGTCCGTCTTCCAGCCCTTTGCCCCCAATACCGATAGGGCTGATTTCAACCCCTCGCCTACGAGCCGGGTCTCCCCGATGACATGAACCGAGGGTGTTACGATAGTGACCATGTTGTTCTCCTATGATAGGTCTAATTTTCGTGCGCGATGTTGAGGTATATTTTCGAGGGTGACCTCCGGCAGCTTATCTTCTTTCAGCAGGGAACGTGAGATCAATACCTCACGAACCGTATTGGATATCGTCCCCAGCGGTGCCTTGTCCGCGATGCAGTTGAGGACGGCCACGAGCAACGCTTTGTCCGCCTCAAGGCTTTCGGCGAGGCGCTCGGCAGCCGCCTTTTCCGCTGTTATCTGATATAAATCCGCCTCCTGTTCTCTGAGCGATTGCCTGAGACTTTGTATCTGGCGCTCCGCATCATTTGGCTTCTTCGCCCACTCCCTGATTATCTCGCTGAAGTTGCTCATATAGCGGAACCCCGGAAGCAAGGTGGCATATTCTATATCCTGCACCTCAAGCACCATATACGTGTGCCTAACCGCGACAGAATTGCGGTCGAGGTTCGAAATGGCCTCCACCTCATGGACCGGTATCTGGATCGACCTGCCGTCGTGATCGTAGGACGTGATCTGTTCGGTCGTCACAATCGTTTGCACAGGATATGCAAGGAAAATTCCCTGTTCTTCCACGAGCGGATGCTCGCGCATCACTTGGGTTGCTGAGGGGTCGCGTGCGAGGTTGTTCAGGGCCGCACGGTTCGGTATCCTGACCAGCCCTCCGGTAAATTTGATAGGATCAATCGTGCCTATCAGATATCCGTCAACGTGTCTGACCAGCCCTATCATATTCTTGTGCGTTTTACCGCCAGAAACAACATCTGAAATGGTGTGATCCCCCTGCCAATCCATATTTCTCACCTTAATTGCACCCCGTTGCAAATCTACATGTGTCGTTGATCGTGTGAAATGGGGGACAGCCGTGGCCATCCCCCCACCGTGAGTGGTGTCACCTGTTGGCCCTGATATAAGCGTGCAGCATCAGCACGGGCCATAATGGGACGAATACCAGCAAGACCACGAAATACGTCCTGATGCTCGCGTGTATCGCCGCCAACACTTCGATGCACACCTGATCCCCGGCGTATGCCAATTCGATAAGGTTGGGGATCATGATCGTGCGGAAAAAGTATAGTCCAAAGAGAATATGGGATGCCACGAAACTGCTCATCGGTATCCATAGGTCTGCGCCTGTCATGTGCCTGCCCTCACCTACCAGTTGATCCATATCCGCCAGCACCCCGATCTGTCTCATCGAGTGTGTCAACGAATTCAAATTCCGGCTGTGCGACCGGGGAAATGACGGCCTGTGCGATGCGATCATTGCGGTACACGGTATATTCTGACGCACCGAAGTTGATCAGCATCACTGCTATCTCTCCACGGTAATCAGCATCCACGGTTCCCGGTGAATTCGTGACGCTGATCATGTGCTTCAGTGCCAGCCCTGAGCGCGGTCGCACCTGAAGCTCGAAACAGGGTGGCACCGCAGCGTAGATACCGGTGGGGATGAGTGCGTGTCTCCCCGGCTTGATCGTCAGCGGCTTGGTGATGTCCGCAGGCAGATCGAACCCAGCGGCGTCTGCTGTCTGGTAGGCTGGAGCGGATACCCCCTCATTCTTGGGGGCAAATCGAATTTTCATTTTCATGTGTGGTCCTTCCCTCTTAACTATCCCGCGATGCTCGCGATGTATGTTTACTATGTCTTTAGGTGCATAACGAAATGCTAAAGAAAAGCAACCCCTCAAGACACGTCAGCGTTGTTTTCTGTGTTAGGCACACGATGGATATACGCCAGACTGGTGTGCTTCCACGAGGTCGCCCGAACCGTACCGGGGCGGATCAGCACTTCCTCCTCACCCCGATCCGTCACATAGGCGGTGATGTCGTCTCTCGGAGCGCCCGCACGTACCACGATACCACGAGTGCTATCACTCTCGAACCGGCACCCGAAATAATGCGCGACCGATTTGCTGATGGTCCACGACCACCCGACCTCAGACATCGCGTATATCTCCTCGTCCGTCGCCGAGTGCGGGACACGCATTCCCTTGTAAACAGGAACCATGTAGGGAAACGCCCGCATGTCACGCCGATCTTCGTCCGAGGTCATACGCCACGGCTCCGGCATGTCGGTCATGAGGCGGGTCCACCTCTCATCATCTTCCGGCTGCTCCGCGTCCACCCATACCGCACGTGCGTGCTCCCAGTAAGCGATGCGGTCTTCCACCTTCTCAGGGTCAAAATATCCATCCCCGACCAAGGATGACAGCGCGTCCATGCGGTATGCCCGCGACGTCATGGTCAGGTATGCTGAGACGTTCCCCTTCTGGAGGTAGGCGGCAGCCATATCGGCTCTCCGCGCCAGCGTCTGCTCCAGTGGCTCCGGGGTAAGAGTGGGCAGAATGGTGACCATCATCGGATGATGGAAATACGTGATGCCGTGTGCACGCATGATGTGGTGCTTCAGGTGATCCGGTATATCCTCCGGCCCCGTGATGACGTTCGGATATTGTGGCGCGGGTGTTGCGCCTTGTGTTTCGTTTTTCATTTTCGATGCCCCCATCGCTTGGCTGTGAAGTCAGCCGTTGTTTCTGTCTCCAGAGGCGGGTATCACTGGGATACTGCCTCTGGTTCTACTTTTTCCCATTTCGCGCTGAAATCCGCTGGATCAGCACCTTGGCCACCGATCTGCATGTTCACAGGTACGATGCCCTCAGCCAGACTGCGAACGCCGCGCTCCACGAGGGATACAGAGGTAAGGCCCACGGTCACTGCGATTGCCGTCGTGACGAGTAAATCAACTGTGGTCATGGTCTTATCCTCTCCGGTTCTCTTTCACTACTTGTGATTGTATATTCAGAATAGCACAACCACGATTGTATGCAAGAAAAAAGTGAGAAAATATTTAGGTTTTGTCAGGGTCTTCGTCAGGGGAATTCTCAGCCCACTCGCCGAGGTCATCGAAAGCGTCATCCAGCTTTACCATGGTCTGATCATATTCGTCTTGGGACACTGCGTGCAGCAAAATCCAAATGATGTGGGCAAACACGATCCATATGGTGATGGGCCACACCGCCGCAAGGATGTTCAGCATGTTGGCGGATTTCATGATCCTGACACGGTGCCTTGGGTAATATCCCTCCGTGGCCTCCAGCCATACATCCATGGTGGATGACCAGAACACCCGCATTGGCCAGATCAGCGCGAGGTAGTAGATGAGAACGATGATGAATTGTAAGGTCACTTGATATCCTTCATTTGTGGGTTGCATGATTTGCAACTGGTTGCAACGGGTTGCACGACTGTGCAGAGCGTCGGTTTGTTAACTGGTATCTTACAGGTATTTGCTGGGTTTTGCACCTATTTGTTGATCACTGAAATACCACCGGCCCCCAGAGAACCGCAAGATGCCACGGTCCTTCATTCGTTCGATGATCCTGCCCGCGATGGTCATGGCCGGGTTGTCGGGATACGCCCGCTTCGATCCGTCCTTCGATGACACGTAGGTGCCGCGTGGTTTCGTTTTCGGAATGCCCGTCATGTACAGGATTTCTGCCAGATGCTTGCGGGTGAACCCATCGGGATGCTTCTTGCGCATCAGGCACAGCGCGGCCCGGATGCCGACAGGTTCGATGGTATATCCGCACGCGCGCAGCCGATAATCCGCAATGGGGTTGTCGATGACGGTGAAGGTGGGTGTGTCTGACATGGGGGGCGACCTTTCTGCTCGTGTAGCCTCCACATCTGTATACCCCCCGTGGGTTGCATGGTCCAGCCTCACTTCCCATCCTTCCATGGCCATCTGCCCTCAAACGCATTGGACAGGGATTTGCGCTGAAAACTGGCGTACTGATCCGTGCCATAGCCTTCGCGTATCGCCTCGTGTATACCCTGAATGTAAAATCCTGCAATACGCTCCGGATCAGTTTCACTTCTGATCATGGTGCCTCCCTGCCACACTTGGATTTCTTTTGCCGGGCGGTTCGGGCAAATTTTGTATTCAGGGGTTTCCAAGATGCGCGGGTCTGTACCCTCCGGGTAGTCTTCCTTCCGGCGCTTGAACGCCAGCACGACGTATCCCGTGATCCGGGTCACCGCGAACGCCTCTGGTTTATTGGCATCCATGGTGGGATCGAATGCGATATACTTCTCCATCAGGTCTGCCTTCGCCTTGGCCTTCATCTTCGCGTACTGAGGCATTGCGAGATAGGGACACACCCGCATGGCATATCGTACAGCTGCTCCGCACACCGGCGGGTCATTATACAGCCCGCGCGGATCAAAGGCGGACCCGAACCCCCCGATCAGCCATGTATCATCCGGATCGAGCTTGGTGCCGGTCACAGAGCACAGCCCTTTCGCGAAGCATCCGTTCATCACCTTCTCCATATCGTTGACGATGAACTGCGGCCCCTGCTCGTCGTTATACACGATATATGGGATGGGCAGCCCTCTTTTGTCCTTGGGCAGCGCCGCGATCTTGGGAGGCATGGGGACTTGTGCCACCACTTCCCTGAAGGTTTTCCCGTTTCCGTGTGCCATGGTTATTTCCCCTTCTTTGGATTGAACACACTGAACGGCACGCCCATCTGGTATTGCCACACCTCGCGCAACCTGCGCACGATGCTGCCCCCGTAATCTTCATCAGGTTGCTGCCCGCGTGTCATCAGGAATTTGTCGGCATCCGTGTCTGTCAGCCACAGGCCGTGCATTGCGAAAAGCCAGTAAACCTCCCGGTACATCCGCCTCTTGCGCAGCTGCCAGAAGTGGGGCTTGTGCATGAAATTCATCCAATCGAACAGGGTATCCCCCACCTTGTTGAGATTGAGGTATAGACCGGTGAAGTGATTGTTCATCACCGCGTCCAGATCGTCTGATATCTCTTGTTTTGTAGATGTTTTGGTCATCACATTTCCCTCATGAAGGTTTCATCACCGTGGCAGATCACGACATCCCCCACCAGTATGTCGGGCAGCACCCTGCCGATCATGTCAGGCAAGGTGGCCTTCACCGCGTGTGCCCATTGTTTGGTGGCCTCCTCGTTCACGGGGAGCTTCCTGATCTTGCCCTCTTCGTTGCAATAGACGATGCAAGGCACCGTGTTTCCCTCGTGGGTCCACTGATCCCAGAAGGGCACGATTTCTATGAAACCGCCAACCGCCTCCTGCAAAATGGGGAGTATGTTCTCCGCGCCGGGCACCTCGGTGGTGGTGATCCCGCCCCCTTCCGCCGAGATCACCGTGATATATGCTGTCACGTTCATGTCCTCCCTATCTGATCTTGTTGAGCAGCCATGCGTCGAACGCCGCCTGCTGACTGCGTGGCACCATTTTACGGGCATCCCGCAATGCGTCCACATACCGGTCAAGGTCCGGGGTAACGCTGCGTTTGATTTCCTTGGCGTGCATGTTCGCAGCCATATCCTCGGTCTGCCAGCGCAATCTGCGGCCCTCAGCCACCGTGCCTACCTCGGCATCTGCCCATCTGTCGGGCAGGCTCTCTCCGATTTCGTAGATGAACCCTATCAAGGCCCCACGAAATCTGGCAACCTTGGCCTTCGGCCACCAAACGATGCGTGCGTCGTCGCCCTTTTCCTTGAAGCAGTGCTGTAGTTTGCCGTTCTGTATGCGACGACCAATATATGCGTATCTCGACATGCTTGTCCCTTTCTCTCTTCTGACTTTTACAGCATAACACAACCACGATTATTTGCAAGAGAAAAATACAGTAAAAATTGCAACTGGTTGCAAACACAACCTGATCAATTGCTGGATCAGGCTGGGGAGGGGATCATATATCTGGGGGGATGATCCCTGCGCACCACGAGGGGGTCTATGATGCGCAGGGGGGGTGGATGGAGCGTGAAAACGAAAGGAAAACCCGCTCTATCCGGGGGGGGGGGACAATGGTAGAATATGCTACACGTGTGTGATCGTCAACAACTTTATGCGTCGGGATCGTCTGAATTTTCAGCGGATGGTTGATCTTCTGATCCCTCCTGCCCTGCATCCCACACCGGGTCCACTTCGCCCTCGAATATGGTGATGGCCCATACATCAAGATGCTGCACCTCATAACCAATCGTACCCATGTAACTCATGAGGGTCTGCTCTGCTGCCATACGCGCGTGTTCTGCGTCATATGCAGGGGCATACACCAGCGCGTGATTGAGTTGCTCAGTTGGGGTGTAGAAAAACATGCACACCACCGTGAACCCGGTCACATCTTCGGGCAACAACAGATGCCCCTCTGCATCCAAAGCAGGATCATTTGCAACCAGTTGCAATGGTTTACCACCCGCATCCGCTACCGTGTCACTTCCAGAGACTGTCTCGGGTGTGGGGCCACTTTCTGTGTGGACGTCCCATGTGGCCATGATTGAGGCATCACACCGCGTGCATTTGATATGGGTGAACCCGCGACCCTCAGTGACTTCTATGCAGTGCAGCCCGATGAAACATGACCACCATTTCTGCACCGAATACCAAGCTCGAAGTATACGCTGTCTGATGCGTCTGGCGGGTGCTCTGATAAAGTTCGGCAATACGTTCATCTGGGTCTCTCCCGATTTCTCTCTATACGGTGGCGCTCTCTCCGAACCCGGAAACGTGGAGGCTGTGTGCTTCCATCTTCAGGATGATCACCACTTACGATCTCCATGCCGTTTCTGACCACCCGTGATTTCATGGCAGATGCTATGGCCCCGGCAACGCAGTCAGATACGTCCTTTGTACCGTTGGGCGGGTGGTCAATTTTGTTCTTCTCCTTGTAGTATTCGATGGTTCTCAACTCTGTGAGTAGAAGATCAATATCTGGCTGAATGTCAAGACGATCCTCGTACAATGCATCCCTGAGCGTGTGGTACGGCGTGACGTCCCGATCCATACTCACTGTCCCGGCGCGCATACCTGAGTTCCTGAGCACCTGTATGGTTTCTCGGCTGTCAAACCCATCAAAGCTGATGCCCTCGATATTGAGGCCGTAATCCCTTGCCAGCTGGAGCACCCATGCCCGCACCTCGGCGATGTTGATCTCGCGCACGACTGACGGTTTGATGCCGACCGCAAGCTCCACGGTGAATTTTGGCAGTATTTCAGTGAGACCGTCCGGGCCATCCATCGCTTTGTTGACGAACCCCTCCAATGCCAGCATGGCGATGCCACATCTGTCATTCACTCTGCTCAAGTCGATATGCACCCACCGGCTCTTGTTCCTGCGTGCCCGCGTTCTCGGGAAGTTCTCCGGTATGAATGTTGGCATTCCGTCTTCTGCCAAATCCACCTGATCGCTCTCTATGAGGGGCAACAGATCACGGGCGGCTCCCCTGCTCACAGCATCATTGATCTTCTGGCGCTTTCTGATGAAGGGGGTGATCGCATCAGTTGCGATGCCCATATAGTCGCGCTGTGCTGCCTCCGGGTCACGCCTGAAGTCATTTATCAGTTCGATTGGAACCTGTTCAAGGCGGGCACCTTCAGGGTAATGCACCCCTGCCACCTCGTCGGCCTCAATCACCCTGCCGGGGGTGTCTGGGGATGAGATCATATAGGTGAAGGTATCACCGGAATACCGTTCCTGCGGTGCCACCTCATACTGTTTCCTGCGCAGGGTGACGATGTTTTTCTCCCCAAACTCATCCACCTCAGAAATGCGCTTGTCGAGAAAGTCACCATTATATCTGGTGGATGACACCACGCACAGGGTACCTAAGCTGTATCCCCGCGTCAGGAATGAGCGCTTACGCCTGCGAGAAATGTTCGTGTATACCACTTCCGCCTGATTGTAATACCCACCAAGTCCCTGCGGCCCTGCCACCTGTTTGGAGTTTTCCACGACTGACATGAAGTTCACCTCGTCGAGGATGCCACCGGGGATGGCCTGACCTACCAGAGATTGCACGCTCGCCGCCATAGGAGCAACCACAAGGCCACCCTCTATGAGCAGGGTGCTCTCATTGTACCTGTCATAGGTGATGTTCTTCTGGAAATATGGCATTGCCGTGAAGGTGTCGCGCAATGGCTTGTATATAACCCGCTTCGTGATGGTCGGGCTGACGGATTGAAGCATGAATACGATGGGGGTCTTGGCTGCCAGCCGGTACATCCGCTGTACCTCGTTGAAGCAGGTGAACCCATACAGCTGGAACATGTTCGTGATCTGACTGAGGTGTGTTTTACCCGTACCCGTCGCGCCACCCAACAATGCCTCATGACAAGGGGGTTCACCCACGAACACATCCGGGTTCATCAGCCGCAGGTCACGCATCAGCATTGGCCAGACATCCATTAAGTCTCCGAGAAATTCGTCGCTTTGCACAAACTCGTCAATGGTCACCGGCTGCTTGTTCATGCGGGACAACATTTCATACGGTATTTGGTTGTCGTGCAGGATCAGCTGCTCCGTTGCATACCGAAATATCTCACCTTCCCGTTTGTGCCCCCGTGCAAGGGCGCTGGCGTAGATGTGCTCCATACGCTGCTTCTGCTCGCTGAGCCATATATCGCGATCCCGAGCGGTGCGCTGTTCCTCCAAGGTATCCTGTGGGGGCGTGTACATCAGTGATTATCCGTGTCGTCTGTGGATGATGCATCCGGTCTGCTCGTCACCCGGCGCACTCTGTTTCGGATCATGTCAGTCGGGGCGCGACGTTCCCTAACTTCAGGTGCTTTCTCTGACGTGTGGTCAACTGCGCGAGCAGGTTCTGGACTGGCAGGTTCTGGGTCATCTGCTTGGGTTTCTTGATCCCCTCTCTCGTCTTCCGGATCGTCGATGATCTCAGCATCCTCCATGCCGCCCCGCATGAAACTCTTCATCATGTCCCCGATGGTTTCAACCTCTGACCTTTCTTCGATGGTGTCCCGTGTTTTCGCGGATTGTAACTGCTGCTGGCATAGAGGCTGATCCGCCCATCCCCCGGCCATGTTGATGAGCACAGCGATGTCATTGTCGATGCGGGATACCTGCGTCAGAACATGGACCTTATCTCTGACCGTGTTTCCGGGTGCCGCCGCCTGCTGTAGAAGCTGCTCGATTACCATTTGTTTGAGTTGCAGACTTTTGGCGAACTGAGCACGGGGGCTGAAGTTCAGGACGTCCCCATCCCATTCCTTCTGCATCCGGGTGATCCAACGGTGGCAGGTGCGCCACGTCACATTGAATTTTTTTGCTATCTGATCATGTGGTACCCCAGAGAACACCATGTATCGAAGGGCCTGCTTGATGAAAGGCCACGTGTACCCCGAGCTATATGTGTTGATTGATCTTACGCGATCAGCCACCTCCTGTGGAAGTGCCCCCGCTGGGCCGTCGTAAACCTCGTTTAGATTGACCACGCCGTCTGGGTCCGCAATGATGCGGTCCAACCTTTCAGCCACCACCTGTGAAATTTCTGGCTGCCCTCCCCGCTGGTTCGGGGGCGTGCTGCCGCTAGGATCGGACATCCGAGGTGCCCCCATGCTGCTGCTCTACTAAAATTGCACAGCCACCGTGTCTTGGTACGGGGCCACTCGTGTAGCATATTAGTCGGACACGCTTTAGTTTGCAACCCGTTGCAGGCCCATGGGGCATGTTTGTTAAATGACGAATTATGACAACCTGCCGGGATCAGGATGAAATGCACCCCGTTCTGTTACCTGTGTCTGCCACGTGTCTGTTGGTCTTGTTTTTCGCACTCATGTTTTTCGCGCCACCTGATTGCCGGGTCATATCTCGGGGGAATGCAGACCAGCACAATGATGAATACCCAGATCAGCGTAAGCAGGATTTCCGGAAAGGTCATTTGTCTTTCTCCCGCCCTATCGCAGGTGCCATGGCAGGTTCGATACCCAATTGCTGCATCACCTTTACACCCAAGGGTGACAGCACCCGCACCCATCTTGCCGTGCCCCCATTCTTGTTGAGCTTTCGTATGGCGGGATTACCGTGGAGCGCTGTTGCCTCGTACAGCCTTCCGTCGATCTCTGTGACATATTTGCTTTTCATTGTTCTCTCCTCACGATGTATGGCGCGCCGATCTGCTTCAGCTGCGCGAGGGGGTTATATACTGCGTGACGCCGCGCCACCACCAGTTGCTGATTTTCTGCCTGACACGCTCCCACAAATACCATGTCTCGCTGACACTCTTCCAACGCCAATCTATCTCGTCTTCAGTTGTATATCCGTCGCCGCGTGTGTGCTTGCTGGTTATGCTGGTGATTGTGTAGTGGCAGCCCTCACGCAATGGGGGATTGAGCAGGGCCACGCGGCCATCTTCCCCTGTGTGTGACGCGATCCACCACTCTATGCCGATGATTTCTTCCATCCCGATTGCGCAACCGCTGTAATCCTCCACGTTTATCTCGAAAGCGCCCGGCACATTCTGGATCACGTAGAAGGTGATATGTCCCTTGCCGGTCCACCAATATTTTTCAATCGGGTCTGTTTGCGGCGGGGTGGTATCTGTGAACTCCATTATCTACTCCGGGATGGCTGCTTACGGTGCCACGAGGGCGGGTGGTGTAGTTGCAACGGGTTGCAAATTTATAGGCTGGCGGCGCGGATCACGTCAGATCAACGTCACGGGTGCCAGAAGGCCGGGGCCGGGTGCTTGTGACGTGTTCCTCCTGCTCCTCTTCCCTTTCCGGGGCGGGCTGCACGTCCTCGCGAGACCAACTTAGGATATCCAGTACCTCGGAGGCGTTCAGTATTCTGGACATCGCAAGTAGCTCCCGTGATGCGGTCTCGAAAGACGCCGAAGTTGTGAGCGTCGTGGCACGCAACCTTTGCGTAATCTCGTTCAAGTCATCATTTGAAACCAGCGCCTTTCGCCAAGACGGTGGTATTTCGCGATCAGAAGTCAAAGCCATTCTCCTGATATACCTCTGTCCACGTCACATAGGCGTCACCCGGTATCAGCGAAGGTGTGAAATACCCTTTGCCCATCGGGGTCAGGCCCGTGTGTGAGATCAGATGCTGTGCGGCTTCACCGGCAAATATTTGCGTGTATGTCCGGTCCCTGTTGTACGCCAGCACAGAAGTACCGCTCATATCGCATTGCATCTTGATCGGCCCCAGATGCGAGAAACTTTCGTTGCATTCCTGCACCTCTTCATCGGTCATACGGGATGCATTATCCGGCAGGGAGGTCACCACATCTTGCTCTGCGACTACCCCGATATTGAATTCATGTGCCATTTCGGTTTTCCTTTCTTTTCCTGTTACAGTTCGTCGTCTTGGTCGTGGCCCCAGTCCAGCGGATATGGATTGCCGTCTTGGCGCGAAGTGGTCTGTCCCGGTTTGTGGTGCGCGTAAAATTCCTCCGGGCTTGAGAAGAAATCTTCTGTGAGGTCTCGGGGATAATTTTCCATCGCCCGAGTTGCTGTATCCGCAGCTGCTCCACGCAGGATGCCCACGTTGGCGCGGTACCCTGCGACACCGGTGCAATGGCGTTGTTTGCCGATTTCCCCGGTGTGAAACCCTTTGGAACAGTGACAGGCGAGGCTGGCTGGGCTGTGGAGCACGGCAATGTACATTTCGGGGGTATATCCTCCCAAAAAACCCGGTGCCGCGTCTCTCCGTAGCGGGCATTCCCTGCACGGTATCTTCGCAGGTGGCTTCATGTGATCCTTGGTGCGGATGAAACCACCGAAACCAACATCGCTTTTTATGGGTTTATTCCCGTAGTACCCGAGGTGTTGCTCTGGGGTGGCGGCGGGGCGCAACTTACTCGTCATCGCGTGCCTCCCGGAGCACATCCTCATATACGTCGTCCCATTCGTCGTCGAGAAAGATCATCACAGGGTCTTCTGCGAGCCGCTGCTCCCGGATGATCCTGTCGTGCACCATGGCCTCAAAATTGCTGACGCCTATGGTGTGCGTGCGGTGTGCTTTTTGTCGTTGTGTCATGCTGTTACCCCTCTTCTGACATAGTATACCCACATCTAGTTGCAACTGGTTGCAATTCGTCGTGCGCCCTTTCTTACCTTATCAGAATAACACAACCACGATTGTTTGCAAGGAAAAAATGAAAAAACCCCACCTAAGTGAGGTTTATTCCAATCACGTGAATGCGCCACCTGCAAGATGGTAGTTAGTCCTTCGGTTTCCACGCTTCCGAGTACGGTGTGTTGTCCACATCGAATTTTTTGAACAAATTCTCCGTCAGAAGAGTATCGACCTCATGTCTCGTGGCCCCAATTCCGCGCATGATCGCGTCTACAGGAAGGCCATGTTCGGATACCAGACCGGCAACGATCTCATGCATACGCACAGCGCTATGTGAGCCTTTCGCCCGATTGATGCGGACGGTGAGCATTTTACGTTCAGGCACTGTCATGTCCATGATCACGCAAGGCACGAACCCGTTCGTCATATTAAAGACGTGCTTGTCAGTCTTCACCAAGGTGGCGCGATGAAACCCGTCGATGATGGTGTAGGTATCCTCGTCGTCAGCTTTTGAGACCAGCACCGGCTGTATCCACCCCTGCTCCAGCATCGAATGCTTCAGAAGACGCATTTCCTGCGCCAAAACGTGATTAGGATTGTAGTCATTGGCATTCAGCTGATCAACTGGCACCCACTGTACCCGGTTGATCGGCTGTTTATCAAAATCTGTGAACATGTGGTATTCCTTAATCTCTTCCGCCGTCGCGAAGGTTTTCAGCTGCTTCTTCATACGCCATGTAGCTCGGGGGAGGGAAAGGTTCCGTGGATATGCCCTTCATGTAGCTCCCCGCCACTATTTGCTTGAACACATGCAACAATGGAAAGCCGAACGCCTTATCAGCATATCGCCCCAGTCTGCGGTTCTTGTCTTTCATGGTCTTGCAATTTTTTAGCACTTCCATGGCTCTTGCTTTGTTCGTGGGGCTGTCAATATTATCCTCGATATATTGGATGATGCCCTCCCACGACTTCGGATACCGATCAATGATCCCGTAGCGATCCACAGCACAATAGTACCGTTCATGCGTGGCAACTTCAGGCCAGATGTGCAGTATTTGTTCATAGAACTTAGGATGAGTGACGCGCAATTTAACCAGCGATTGATACGCGCGATCATGCAAGGGGGTGGACACTCGCAGGCTCTCTCCGGAATAAAGCTGCGTGTCGTATATTGAGGGATACGTGATGTTTTTCTCTTTGAAATACTTGAACAAGTCGCCAGTCGCCCAGTCGAAAATAGGCTTGCAGAACGCGATATTTTTCTCACCTTTCCCCGGTGACCCCATGACCCAGTTGTATCGTCCCTTCTTGGCCACACAGGATCGGTACCGGTTCAAACTTTCGTCCGCACGCAAGCCGTTCAGTATGGCAATTTTTCCCTTCAATCCCAACACCTCGGCGGTCAGCCCGTTCATTTCGTGCTGATCCATGGGCTTATCTTCAGGATGCAGCTTGCGTATGGCGTACTCCGGAGGCTCCCTCAACCACTCCCGCGATTTATCCCACTGAACATATGGCCAGTGTTCCCCCATCATGAATATGTGGCTGGCCATTGGTACCGCGAAATACGCGACGTTGAACCGCGATGAAAGATCAGGGTTTTCTATGAAACCTTGAACGAAGGATATCACATCGTCTGGAATGACTTCCTCGTCACGAAAAAAAGCATTAACCTTGACGTGGGACAATCCCATATCATCCAGCACCTCGCGCATCAGCCATAGAACGCACAGGCTATCCTTGCCTCCGCTGAAACTTAACCACACGTGATCCCAGTTTGCGTAGCAATATTTTATGCGCCGTTTCGCCTCTTCATAGACGTTCACGCCCAAAAATTCTACATTTTCCTTAGTGGCCATCCAGCTGTCCCTCATATTCATCGACAAACAGCATTAACCGATCCGCTATGGTGGCACCCTCCGGGTACCGCGATCTCAGCGCCATCTGGAAATCCTGAAACTTGTCAAACTGCGCGTCATTGTCAAACGTGATAGACGTCCTCACCACCGGAGGTAGGAACGAACTCACATTATCACGCTCGTGACCGTTATGATCCATGTCTGAATTCGCGTCCCCATCGAACATATCCGATAGGAACAGTACGTCATCCTGTGCGTAACCTACGCTCATATAGTCATCGCTGCTCAGGTTCAGTGCCTGAAACTCATTCCGAACCGCGTCACGGTTCATCCCCGTATTCATGGTGGTCTGATTGTGCGCGATCCGGTACCCTCGCTTCTCTGCTTCGGTCAACCCGGATATAACCACGACAGGCACTTCATCGAGGCCAATCTTATCAGCCGCTAGGAGGCGACCGTGACCTTCCAGCACATTATTTTGCTCGTCGATACCCACAGGATCATTGAACCCGAACCGTTCGATTGATGCGACAAGCTGATCAATTTGGAGCACGGGATGTACCTTGAGGTTTTCCTCGTCCCTGATGAGGTCCGCCACTTTTCTGGTTGTCACCTCAAGAGTGTCACTGCTCATGGGTCACCTCCTCTACCTCATTGGACAGGTTCCGGATGCCGCTCAGTATGCCGCTTTCCTCTATGAATTCGATGAGTGCTTCCGCGTCAGACATATTTGGGAAATTTGCGTGCACCCGCTTCATGAACCCCTGCCATCGGTCCCGTTGCTCCTTGGTATCCCAAATTACGTCAAACGGCTCAACAGATGATAAGGATGGTTCCTTCAGGCTGCCATCCCCGAACACCACATTCACCAAATTATCTGCAACTGCGTCGGAAAACCCTAGGTGGTTGTACGTTATGTCGTCGCCAGCGATCTGCCCTAGAGCTTCTGCCAACTTTGCAAAATCGAAGGTGGATGATAATGCGATCTTGTTGTGTGCTATGCGGTACATCCGCTTCTGCTCATCGGTGAGACCGCTCAACACTATAACGGGGACATGTTCGAGTGATAGGTTTGTGGCCGCTTCATAGCGACCGTGGCCCTCAATTATCACCCCATCCTCATCGACTGCTATTGGGTCATTGAACCCGAACCGTTCGATTGATGCCATGATCAGCGCGACGTCTTCCTCGCCGTGGTGTTTGGAGTTTTGGGCGTATGGAGTAATCGCGTCCAATGCCCGCTTCTCTAGCTCAATATGCATGAGATGCCTGCCTGTTGCTTCACTTGTTACTGAACCATAATTGCAACGGGTTGCAATGTCCATAGTGTACTGCGTGAAAATATGCCGGGCAGGCGTGTATCATCCTTATAGGGCAGTGAGGCCCCGAGATAGAGGGGCAGGAACGTCGATGTTCCATTTCTGTAATTTGCTACGCTGCACCTCCGCCTCCTCGATGCTCCTCTCTCTTCCCAATATCAGATCAGAAAACCAACATCCATCGTACTCGCAATCTCTGACCAACCGCAGCCACGTACCCTCATTCGAGAACCGTTTATGTAACACCTTATGACACGTTGAGCATACAGGTTTTGCGTTCATAGGCCGGAGATAATCCTCGTTATGATACTGGACCGCCCGTCTTGACCCGCAAATGGAGCAGGTACGGGGAGGGGGGATCAATTTCAGGTGGATACCAGCCCACGTTTTTTGCCACCCGCGTATACGTTCTTCGCCACTTGATCCATTGTACGCCTTCAGCACAGGCCAAGACCAGACACGAGGCTTGATCAAACCTTTGTTGACCGCTGTTACCACTTCAAATTCTACGGCCCGATCATTCCAGCCTTCTGCATCCCAGTGCCACACTGGCATACCAAACATATCATTCATAAATGCATCCCCTGCGTTTTCTACCTCTTACGGTACCACACCTATGTTTGTTCGTCAAGCAGTATCACGTTCAAATTTACACAAACCCCCGCGCAGCTGCTCGAAAAATCATCTTCCGTGGGGATGAAGTCTTCAGGCGTGAGGTGTGCAAGCCTCCGGGAAGCGATGACACGATGTTCATCATATTCATCACGATTTATTGCCTGTATGAGCATGTCAAGTACCGACGCACCTTCCAAATCAGCGAATGCAGATCGCGCCTTCCCCCTGCCGTCCAGCTTTGCTCCAAGCCCGAGCTTCTTCCACAATCTGAGGGTGCCATAGTTCCTCGGATCGCATACGGATGAGTGATGCGCGTACCCATCTATGGAAAGACCTCCCAGTAATGCTCGCATGAACAGCTGAGAACCGTCCTCCACTAGGAGAGGGTTGCGCCGTACTGACTGCAACGTGAGACCTCCGAAACATCCAACGAATTTCCCATTGTGGAACGCACTATATCCCCGCTCAGCCTTGTCATAGGAGGCGAACGCTGGGTACAGGTATCCCATGGCTTTCATGAACGGCTTGGATATTTTTGGGTACAGTCGGAATTCAGTGCCCGTCTCGTCAATGACATGCGGCACTGTGATCATTGGTTTTTTCATTTTATCACACCTTATGAAATGCCGATGCGGGAAGCTCGATCAACAGCCGCGTGGCAATCTGCGTCGTGGTCATGGTGCGCATCTTCTTTACCCGCTCCCCGATGTGCTCCGAGCGTTGCGGGGCCGGGTATCCCATGTGCATCATCATGACGTCAATGTTCATCGCTGCAAATGATATCAGATTGTCTCTGGTTCTCTCTTCCGTACCATTGCCCATATCGTCGCTTGTGTGCATGGCATACCTCCAACTGTTTGATCCAGATTACCATAGCTGATCCGGGTTGCAATAGATATGCCCCGGCACTGATCCAGCCGGGGCACTATGTTCTGTCACGTGATGATCCGTGCGCCAGCAACCACGTGCTACAAGTCTTCCTTGTTGGCATCCGTGAATGCGATGGGGCACGCCCCAGTGGAGCAATCAAGGTGCTCGATCCCCACATCCTCAGAGGGTGTGCTGTTTTCCCGGCGCACGTCTGCCAGCAATTTCTGATAGTCCACGATGCTGACCTGTTCCTCCGGTAGATATTCGTAGGCAGCAGTCATGGATTGCGGCATCACGCTGACACACCGGACGTAGGGTTGATAGTTGAGGATGGCGGATTTGAAATGCTCAAAGCTGGTCTCTTCAGGAACGTATTTCATGGTGTAACTGATCTGGTTCCCTATGGGTTCGACGCCCCGATCCCGCTTGCCAGACAGGAAGCTATCCATGTTCCCTTCGTGATCCAGCCAATCCTTTGCTGACCCCCCTTCCATCAGGAAAAATTCGCCCATCCGCAGCCATGTGAATTGCTCAGCCATGGTGGCCTCGCCCGCCGTCACGAGGTGATCATTCACCCCATCAAGTCCGCACATCGCAGGTTCAGTGGGGAACCCTACGATGAAGTGGTCACGGTAGGATTGCAGTTCGCGGACTGGATAGCCTGCGGCCCGGTACTCATCCAGCATGGGGCTGTTTTTATGATACTGCACCCACCTGATATAATGGCGCATGGCGGGTAGGTGCCAGCCCTCCGACAGGCCAAACAGTTTAGAAACTGACCCGGACGGCTTCACAGTCAGGAACGTGTGCGGCACGTTGACCCCGAGTGCCTTCGCGTATCGTGTCGCCTCTTTCTCCACAGCACGTGCCATATCACCCAACCAATCCCAGAAGGCGGCGGCACGAATTGCAGGGTTTTCGTGCTGGGAAAAGAATTCAATCAGATCGTCGCTGTCCGGCACCATTTCGTCAAAGGAAGGATACAAGGCTGCATATTTCTGAAAGTCGGGTGCCAGCAAGTCGCGGAACCCGCACCTGAAAAATTTCCAAGCGGCTTCGTGTATCCCCGTCACTCCGACGCCGATGCGGTTTGTGCGGTGCACCTCAGCATTGTATATACTGTCCATGGTGTTGACACGTATCAGTGCGCGAGCTGCTGTCTTCGCGACTTCCGTGGCTTCGATTATGGATGAAGCATGGAAAGGCACCACGTCCGCGATGACGCAGAACCCCCCGAGAATGCATAACACAATTTCTCCACAAGGGTTCACGATATAGTGGTACGGCATATCCTTGAACCGGTCATGCAGGTCACGCATCAGTTCCTTCGTGCTACCACTGACCTGATACCGCAGTGACCCGATATATTCGCCGTCGCGGAATGCGGTGGCGGGTTCCTCTTCCCCGAGACCAAGCCCCTCGTCTTTCGTGGTCAGCCGATCCACGTTCACAAATCCCGGCTCTCCGGTCCCGTCGCCGTAGGCACATTGGCAAGCATATTCGTACACCATCTTGGCCTTGATAGTCATCTGGTCTGAGGTGATCGGCCCTTTCACCCGCGCCCAAAAATCCGCGTCCACGGCCACTGAATTGTTGGATGACCACAGGAAAGACATGGGAAGTGTCCTACCGGAGGCTACCAGATTTTTCTGATGTTCCTGCACGTCTTCCATGGTCATACCCTCATATTCAATGGGGCGTTTCACCCCGATGAATTCGAGGATGTCCTCGTCCCTCCAGTTCTTCGTGGACATGCGGGCAGATCGTCGTGCCCCACCCACAAGGACCGGCTCCGCAAGGTAATGATCCATGTACAGGGTGGCAAGCCACGGCTTCAGGCCGGTGCCCCTGATCCGCGCGATCTTCTCGATTGCATCCATCAGGGGGGCAGGGCCGGATGACGGTCGGCCCTGCATCCCCATAATAGGTTTCCCTTCTTCCCGCACTTTTGAGAAATCCAGCACGAGCACATTCACCCGAACGTCCCGTTTTATCTTCTTCCGATTGCGCCCATTGCGGTAGGTTGTCAGTTCAAGAGCCTCTATCGCTTTGCCCCACCCCTCCCGGCTGTCCTCGACCTCATGCCAGTATATGTCTTTCCCCGTTTTGTAGAGGTGCTTTGCGTCCCTCACCGATACATGCCTGCCCCATATGAAATCTGGATGATCTTCCTTCAGCACCGGGACGATCATGGGCATATCCTTTGCCCAGTCTACCGCCATCATCGCGTCAGAGTAATCCCGGCCTACTCCTGATCCATTGAGTAGCAGCATGAACAGGGCGAAGCTGGTGGAAGCTGTCGCGCAGTTCGTGAACACCTCCATATTCCTGTTGGCTTGGTTCGCATCACCCTGCTGTAGGTGCCGCCCGGACATCAGCAGTGACCCGTTCGCGATTGCGTTCGCCATCATTGTATGCTCCGGGACTGCGGTGGTATCGGCAAGTTTCCTGCGAGTGTCTCGGATATAATTCAGCCCTTCTTCATGCGGGGTGTTGTCCGCCAGCGTTCGCAGCAATGAAACATTTCCAAGTGCAACCCGGTGTGCGACTTCGTGCCATTCTTCCCATCTGGTATCAGGGGCATGGCCTACATGTGTTGCGTCATCGCACACTGCCACCGGCACATTCGAATTCAGAGCGGCAACATACCACTTTTGAAAATCTGGATCGCTCGGGTTCAGATGCAGGCCGTCATTGCCGATGCTTGCTTTTTGTGGGTCCGTAAAAACGCGACGTAAATACGTCCTTTCAGCCACACCCTGCCCCATGGTGGGATGCAGCGGGCGTGAGGTTTCAGGGGCAATAAACTGCGTAGTGACAGTATCAAACATGTGGAGGCTCCAAAGGTTAATTGTGCTCATTAGGGGAAAGTGTATTCGCCAGTGCTGGTTGAAACAGCTTTTCTATACAAGCACATGCGCAGGGGAAGGTCCATACAAAACGACTGCAACGGGTTGCACGTTAGTGACACGAAAAGACCGATGAGCACACCCCATCGGTCTTTCTGCCGTTTAACATTTATTACTTCACGTATCGTGCCCTGACACCTGATGGAAGCATGGGATTTTGGAGACCGTATTTACGTTGCGCGTTGGTGGTGATCCAGAGCAAGCCATCTTCCAACTTGCGCAACAGGTCATGCTGAAGCATAAAATCCATGGCCCCTTTACCGATGAAATGCAGCACGTCTTCCTGTTCCAGTGCTCTAACATTGGTCAGCATGAACACCACCTCTTCCCGCGTTACCGGGTGATCACGTGTCGGCATACGCTCATGCACTCCATCCTTGCGGACTTTGTATTGGATCGCGTTCTTTACATACACGGTGCCTGCTTCGATCAGACCAGCCTCGATCTTGGCCAGCTGGCGCGCGTGGCGCTTCTGCGCTGATTTGATCTTCGCGAGGGTGACTTTTGTGGTTTTGGCTGTACGTGTCATGGGTCTGTCTCCTAAGTTTCTCTATCTGACATATATAGAATACCACACCCACGATTGTTTGCAAGAAAAAAGTTCATGTTTTTGAAAAAAATGCCTATCCCTAGCGTCCCATATCAGGACAAACCACCACCTTTCCTCATGAATTGATTGAGGTCTGCCATTATCTTCTGGGCCTTGTGAAAATCGCGAAACTGATGGGCTGCAATTTCGAGTTCCTGCTGGCGCTCAGCGTGTTCGACCGTATCCGTGTACTCACGATGCCCCCACCCCTGCTCACTGGCCTCACGATCAAGTTCGCCCTCATCACAAGGCAGATGCACGCAGGCCAGAAGCTGTGCCTCACTGAGGGATAGACCACCTCGTTCCACCTTCCTATAGTGCCGCCCGTCCGGACCCGGTTTGGATATACCGTTGGTGACGCGGCGCTCATAGGCGCGTGTCCCTTTTTTCAGTTCGTAATACAGGGTCAGCTTGTACAGGATGTGCCCCTTCAACGGGCCATAATTCTGGACGCCCATTGCCGTGATGACCGCGCTGACGATTTCCACCGGTTGCTTCGTGAGGGCGTGATACCCCTTATAAAAAAGTGTATATATTCCGTCGGCTTCTGCCCATTCCGGTAATGCCATGATCATATCCTCCTCAAAATTTCATACTAAGCCGAAACGGCTTGCGCATACAGGCCCCATACCCAACTTCATGGATGCGGGATCAGTGAGTTTGCGACCGCAGCACGCGCAGTATCCTGACATCCGGCCATATTCAGTGATCGTTTCCTTCGGGGTGCTTGCCAACCTAGACAACAGAAGGCACACATCTTTCGTCTCATCAGGATGCGCTTCCAATGCACGTGGCGATATTGTCATCCTACCGTCAATCACGCGACCGTACCACGTGTTCGACCCGTAGCGCCCGCCGTCCGTGATGTTCAGACTGCCGGGTGCCTTCGATCTGCTCCCCGCCATTGATATCTGGACCGGGTTACCTTCCGAGGTCTCCATGGTGATGCGTGGGTATTTCAGCCCGTTGCTTTTAGCGGTGTTCAGAAGATTTTCGACCCCTGTGAGGTCGCCAACTGATACCTGCGCCAGAGGCTTCTCGCCCTCCACGGCCTGCCGGTACAGTTTGCGCATCCAATAGTCCTGTTTGGATGTAAGTCCTCGCTTGCCGTACTGGGACAACAGGGACAGTGCAAACTCACGGCTGCGTTCGCTCAGCTTTGAGGTAAGCGCCTCAAGTTCCTTCGCGATGGCGGATTGTGGTAGATCGGATATGTGGTCCAAGTCCACCTGACGCTGTGCTCTTTGTGCTGCATAAGCCATTGTGATCATCCTTTCTCTTTTCTGACATGTACAGCATACCACAACCACGATTATATGCAAGAAAAAAATGAGAAGGATTATCTGCTCATGACAGGATCATGCCACCCGATCAAGCCCTCTCCCATTGGCTGCCTCATGCCTGTAAAACGCCACAACCCACTGCGCGGATATGTCTGAGCGCACGACATCCTCCGTGGTGAATTCCACCACGCCGACGGGCAGGTCAAATTTTGCAACCAGTTGCAATGCCATTGTCAATCCATCAAGGCTGTTGCCTTGTAAGTCGGACTGTGACACGTCGCCGCTGACGATCAAGGTGCTGCGGGCACCTACACGGGTGAGAAACATTTTCATTTCATGCGGCGTGGTGTTCTGGGCCTCATCCAATATGATGAAGGCGTCATCAAAGGTGCGCCCGCGCATGGTCTCGAAGGGTGCCACCTCTATCTTGCCAGTCTTCAAGAGGTGTTCAACATGCGATTTTCCAAGCGAGGCTTCCAGCACCTCAATGACAGGGACCGCCCAAGGTGCGATTTTCTCTTCCAGAGTGCCGGGGAAAAATCCCAAGCTGCGACCGGTGGGCGTATTCGGGCGTGATATCACAATTTTACGCACCTGCTTTTGGTCGTACAAGTCTGCGGCCTTACGTGCAGCAATATAGGTTTTTCCCGTACCAGCTGGCCCCACAGCAAATGTCTGCGAGTTCGTCGTGATCATGCTTATCATTTTTTTCTGGGTGGCTGTCTGGGCTTCCAAGGCTGGTAGCCTGATCTGCGCTGGGTTTTTTCGCCGGTAGGAGCTGTCTTCACGATCCCGTGCATTATCGCGTTTCTGCCGTTTGGAAGCCTGTCGTTTAGCCATCAAGTGATCTCCTCTTTTCACTTGCATTATATCGCACGTATTTGGCGTGCCAACCACATAGTCTCCTCCTCGGCGTGTAAAGATATTCTATTATTTATCAAGGCGTTCTAATATTTTCGTAATCAGGATCATTCATCAGGTCCAATAACGTCTTGCTCTGCTCCGATGAGGGCACCCATTCCCATTTTCTTATCGCCTCGTCAAACCTTATATACTGGCGTTTCTTCGCACCGCGCAGAAGGGTTATAGATTTGCACCGCACATCTTCCATGAGGTCTGGATCGGTGTTGCAGTTTGGGAGGTGTGTGCAGAAGCAAGCGATCAAATCTGCTCTCCTGAACCGTGAAGGATGGGTTTCGCGGAGGGTTCCCCACACCTTGTTCACGACCAGAGGGGTTAACGGGGTCATGCTATTTGTCCCTGCGCTTGCTGGATTTCAGAAGCTCGCGCGCCCCGCCCTTGAAGGCGTTCCGTCTTATCAGGTGTTCCATGATCATGCCGATGATTGGATAGGCACATATCAGAAAAATGATGATTACGATGCTCCAGAATACACTACCCATGCTGAAATCTCCTCTATATGATGCTCACTAGCGTTTCAGGAATATCAAAATCGTCATTCAGAACGGGCAGTATATCTTCAAGAAATAAACTGCTGAAATGGTCGTAGTCAGGTTCCCCGCCCGAGGCTGGCAAGTCCTGTTTACCCACGGTGATGTGTGCCACCATGTACGCTATATCTGGCCTCCCGGTGCGTGCATCACGAGTAAACGCGGGAAACACGATGTGACGTGTTAATTTATATACCTGCGCCCTGATGTCGTATTCAACTTCCATTGGCAATATCATTGCTCTGGCAGGCTTTCTTGCGCGCACGTGGGAAGGTATGGCAGGCAGAAGGGTGGACGTCGCCGTCGCTGCGACCGCTGTAAGAAATCCTCGTCTGTTCAGCTGTTTCATATCAGAAATCACCCGGTGCCACTTGGACGCAGGTGATGCCCAACCCTCGATAATATTTGACCATGCTGTCGCGATCCTCGAATACAAGGCGAGGTCTACCACGGTTCACAATCCACTCGCCTTTTAGCACGGTATCTGGCCGGAAGTCATTGTCTTCGCGCATGAGCAGCTGATCTGACGGCAACTGAAGCCCGTAGGTGTACAACCAATCCAGAGTGGTCTCACGCGCGCTCTCCCATCTGCCCGTCCATATCTCCACGCGATGTCCCATGGCGCGCATCCCGTACAGGATTTCCATGATCTCACTCTTCGGCGCATCCCCACCGCACGCGGCATGAAATTTATCCCATTCGCGGGCCTTCGCGTGGTGCTCCCTGTGGGTAGGGTCTGACAACGTGCCATCAAGATCAAATACCACGAGCATCACAGCAATCCTTTTTCTTCGAGCAGGCACTGTGGCGCTGTCACGGTCACGATGCGTGGGTTCTGCGTATCGCGGGTGTACTCGATCAGGCTGAGGGGCAGCCATACCTCCTCCGCGCCCTCATACTCTGACACCTTGATCGCTTTGTCCGTCATGTGGTGCAGGATGCATTCCACGTCTGCGATATCCGATCTCATGCGACCACCCATTTCCCGCTGGAAGTCTTCACCAGCAGGCCCATTTTCGTCATACGGTTCAGCATTTCTCCAGCGTGAGAAAGCGCGTATTTCTTGCCGTGCTCCCACTCCGGCATCCCAAACTGCACCAGCATCCTTGCCATGCACTGGCGTGTGATGGGCTGTGGTCTCTCCGACGCTGACGCCATGATGAACTGCCTGCGCATGTTTTTCATGTCATCAATATCGAAATCATCTGCGCTGGTTCTGCGCATGTCGTCTGCGGTGATCATGTTGGTTTTCTCCATGGTTATATCCCGGTAAGCAAACAATCTGTGGCGTTTTTATAGCATACTACACCTTATTTTCATGTCAAAGGGGCGTCACCTCCCGGCGGCGTGTCTTTTTCGGTATCGGCACATGATGAGGTTCGAATTTATAGGAAACGCTCGTTAGGCATTTTTGTGTTTCCTTTTCCAACTCCATGCATCGCTGCGCCATCTTCAGGCCACGGCAGCCCCATAGCGTGGTATAATCATCCGGTGAGATACGGGTGGCCAGTATCATCAGAGTTACACTCAGAGACGATCTGACGTTGTTTATGCGATATCTGATGCTCTGTATCATGTGCGCCCCCCGGTGCTGGGGTGCACGAGTGCCACGATTGCCCGCTCCATGCCGCCAAGCTGACCTTTCAGAGACATTATTTCATTATCTGCTCGCGCGAGGGACGTTTCAAGGTCACTCTTGATGCTCTTGAGACGTCGCACTTCTTCCTGATGGAAGGTGGTGGATGATTTGATATCCGCCAACTGGCGATATCGCTCCTCTGCGGTTTCGTTCAGGCGCGTGGCCAGACGTGTCTTCATTTCGATCTCTTGCTGGAGCTTCGCATTTTGCTGCCTCAGATCGTCGATCTCGCGCAATGCTGACATCAAGTCTCTCTCAAACGTGTTGGCAGCGCGGGTAGCAGCCGCCTTGGTCTGATATGTTGCCTTTGCCATGTTAATCCCCTCTTTTACTGTGAATGATGTGCCCGTCCTCTCCGGGCTGTCACCTTTTTACGGCGGTCGCCGGTATTTTAGGCCACCCGTTTCAGGCTGATGATGGTGAAGCCGTCGTCTG